CAACAGATGAACTGGGTGCCAGTAACATGTTCAATTCAGACTATGCTGGGCCTGATCTTCATAGTAATAAATTGAGAAACTATTTTAAAGCAATACATGTGTTCCAAATACATGGGTCATATGTAACAAGAACATCAGCAATTAATCCAGTACTAACTGACGCACAGGTAACACAACTAGATTATGCTAGTTCGGGTGTACCAAGTGAAATAATTTTTAATATTGATTATGAAAAATTAGAATACGGACCAAAGTTAAATTTTGAATATGACGATGCGAAAGAACTCAATGGACAAGATCATTTAAAAGCACTTATAGAAGACTTCACTAAGTCACCAGTTTTTGACCCGTCACAGGACAAGGTTAAAGGTCTTGTAAAGGCATTTCTTGGTTTAGAACAATCTAATATAACAACAACACTAAATCAACTACACACCGCTAATAGAGACTTACAAGGGCCAGAAATATCAAATGCCGGATTAATCCGTGGTGGTGGCGACACAGCAAGTAGAGGCTTCTTTGGCAGTTTACTTGCCGGAGCATTAGATAGAAAAGTAGACGAAGCAACAAGCAGTCTATTTAAAAAGAATAACAAAAATCTTAATAAATTGAACTTCTTCTAATGAGTAAAATATATAAAAACTTTGGAGTTGATACAACTTACACAGAAGAAGATGGTAAGTTCTTAGATACATCTACAACAGGTGAAAAGGTTAATGTTGTTGATAGAGATATTGATATAATTAATCGATATACACAAACTAATACAGATACAATTAACGGCGGCAAAACTCATCTTAGGGATCAAGTATTTGCTGACTTTAAACGTAGTGGATACACAGATAAATTAAGTACTTTTTATGCTAATACATTTTATGATTTATCAAAGAAAACTAATACATCACCAATATCTTATTATACTATAGTTACTGAGACACAAAATACATTCGAATATAAAATTAAAGATGGCGACGGCGAATACCAATTTGTAACAAAAGATACATATGACGCAGATGCTGGAGCAGAATGGGACTCAGGCGATAACTATAGAAAAATTAAAGACCTAGTTGTATTACAAAAAGATAAAATAAAATTCAATGACGACACGTTAGCATATATTAACAGTACATTACCTAATAATGTAGCATTCAAAATTGAAAAACAATCCACAGCAAATAAATTCGTTGATCCCTTAATAAGGGCATAATGGCAAAATTTCTCAAAGGCAACTACTTGCCTGAAAATTCACAAAAATATGTCGGTGCTAAACAGCCATACTACAGAAGTAGTTGGGAATTAGCATTTATGAAGATGTGCGACAGCCATCCTTATATTACGCAATGGGCAAGTGAAAACATCAAAATACCTTATCGACATCCTGTAACTGGTAAGCACACAGTTTATGTTCCTGACTTTACAGTACTTTATACAGACAAGACAGGCAAACGCCATATGGAAGTTATAGAGATAAAACCTGGCAGTCAAACAACTATGGAACAAGCAAGAGGACAAGCAGAGAAAGTTCAAGTAATGATAAACATGGCCAAGTGGACAGCGGCAAACGAATGGTGTCAACGTAAAGGCATACGTTTTAGAGTGTTAAACGAGAATCACATATACGCCAATACTAAGAAACGTAAAGGTAAGTAACTGTATGACTCGAAAACTAGAACAAGAATTTAATCTTCCAAGTATGGAAGAACTTAAAGAACTATCACAGCAAGAAGTTGTTGAAGTCGGTATAGATGCTGAAGCAGTACCTGTACCAGCAACAGAAGTTGTAACTACAGCATTAACCAACGCAGAAAAAATTGACTCAGCATTACCACAAGTTAATGACGTTAATAAACACGACGGAGATATGGAAGACATTGCCGGAAGAGCAATGGACAGTTACGAAGAACTAATGAGTCTAGGCATGAATGTACAAGATGCTCATGCTGGTAGAATATTTGAAACAGCAGGCAAAATGCTACAAATAGCAATGGATAGCAAAAATGCCAAAGTAGATAAAAAATTGCGTATGATAGATCTACAATTAAAAAAATTGCGTATAGATGCTATGGAAGGCACTAATTCAGGTAGTAATGATAATAGTGCTGTAATGGATAGAAATCAATTACTTCAATTTTTAAACAAGAAAGATAAATAAGTACGTTAGGAGATTATATAATATGGCTAAAACATTTAAAGAATATATCACTGAAAGTTTTTCAAAATCATTCAGTTACAGAATTAAACTTGCTGGGGACTTTGGTTCCGCAGACGCAACATCGCTGGAAAACATACTGGGTAAGTATGGTGTTCAAAGTGTAAGTTCATTTAAAAGAACTCCTATCCAAGAAGAACCTTTAGATTTTAAAAATAAAGGTGTTCAAGGACCAACAGAAGTAAGCAGTTGTGATGTTACATTACAATACCCAATTAACGAAAGACTTTTGGAAGTATGGGTAGCAGTACACTTAGGCATTGACCCAAGTAAAATTGTTATACAGCCTACAGAAGGTCCAAGACAATTAGAAGATAATATAACTAAAGAAATTAAAGAGTACGACGAAGACAGAGAAGTATCAATGGACGATGCTGAACTAATAAATGACGATCAAGCACATTACAAAAGAGAGCAACAATTTTTAGATCTAGATGAATTAGGTTTATACGGTGAAGAGTTTAATGAAAAATTCATTGCCGAACTTATGAAAATTAGAGATGAGAAAGGTGCTGATTACTTTAAAAACTATCCTACAAAAGGTAGTTTAATGGGTGACGATCTAAAAGGATTAGCAGACGCAGTTGGTTTAGCACATAAGCCAAATGTACAAGGTAATTCATATGATATCAACCAAGGACCGGTGAGCCAATAATGAATAATTCAGATCAAATGAGAAGTATTATGGAGGCATTCTATAATGCCGCACCATATGGCATGCCAGGCGCACAAGACGATTCAACAGAAGAAAGAGTTACTTACAGTAAAACTCAAAAGCAAGGCAATGCTTCTATAACAACTACAGCAAACGCAGACAGTATGGATGAATTACATCAGATACTAAAACTTGCTGGAATTGACAAAGATGAGCCTGAAGCACATGATCACGATGATCACGAAGAACACGATCACGAAGAGCCAGAAATGAAAATGGACGACGAAGAGTGTTGTGATGACGAAGAGCCTAAGATGAAAGTTATTAGTCTCAAACCACAAAGTGATCAAGGTTACAACGGCATCGGTGGCGATAAAAAAGAGATATTAAATGCTCTTATGAATCGTTACAAAAGCCTGTAAACATTTAAAATAACCCAAAACCCACATAAATAACTGCATGCCACAAGGAACGCAGGATTTTAGTCTTACGAAAAAAGCATTTGCCAAGCAAACGTTTACCGAAGACCACATAGAACAAATTTCCAACTGTATGGACCCAATTACTGGACCAGCATACTTTATGGAACATTTTGTAAAGATTCAGCATCCAACAAAAGGCGGAATCAAGTTTGAACCTTTTGAATTTCAGGAAAGGTTAATTCACACCTACTCCCAATATCGTTACAGTATTAACATGTTGCCTAGACAGACAGGTAAAACAACATGTGCGGCCGCATACTTACTTTGGTATGCTATGTTTGTCGCTGACAGCACAATACTTGTAGCGGCACATAAGCACACAGGCGCACAGGAAATTATGCAACGTATTAGATACGCATATGAAAGTGTACCTGATCATATTAGAGCAGGTGTAACAGAATATAACAAAGGTAGTTTAAGTTTTGATAACGGTAGCAGAATAGTAAGTGCTACAACAACTGAAAACACTGGACGTGGTATGTCCTTATCATTGGTATACTTAGACGAGTTTGCGTTTGTACCGCCTCGTATTGCTGTTGAGTTTTGGACAGCACTATCGCCAACACTAAGCACAGGCGGTAAGTGTATTGTTACAAGTACGCCTAACAGTGATGACGATACGTTTGCTAATATTTGGCATCAAGCAATACAGCAAGTTGATGAATTTGGTGAGGAAACAGATGTAGGAACAAATGGATTTAAAGCATTCCGTGTTAATTGGCAAGAGCATCCTGATAGAGATGATCTATGGGCAAAAGCGGAACGCAGTAGGATTGGCGAAGAAAGATTTAGGCGTGAACACGAATGCGAATTTATCATATACGACGAAACACTTATAGACTCTCTTAAATTAGTTGACATGAAAGGTGTTGATCCTATGAGACGCAGTGGACAAATACGTTGGTATGAAAAGATAGATCCTAAAAAAATATACGCAATTACACTTGATCCTAGTACAGGAACAGGGGGAGATAATGCGGCTATTGTGTGTTATGATTTACCTAGTATGAATCAAGTATGCGAATGGCAACATAATAAAACACCAATCGAAGGGCAGGTTAAACTGCTGAGAGAAATAGCAAAAGAAATAAAAAGTTACGGTGCTAACGAAATATACTGGACAGTAGAGAACAATACTATCGGCGAAGCGGCACTTGTGGTTATTAGAGACACAGGCGAGGAAAGTTTTCCGGGCACATTCTTACATGAGCCAAATAAAGTACAAGGCAAGAAGGGCAGAAAAGGGTTCCACACGCATCATAAGAATAAAATGGAAGGTGCGTTAGCAATGAAACGTTTAATAGAAAACGGCAAACTTACATTACATAGTAAAAACATAATTAGAGAATTAAAAGAGTTTGTAGCACGTGGAACAACATTTGCGGCAAAACCAGGCGGTAGCGATGACTTAGTAATGGCTACTCTTGTTGCTGTTAGAATGATTACATATATAGCACAATACGAAGATGCCGTGTATGATCAAATAGAAACAAGTGTAGATGATGACGATGATTGGAACGGACCGCTACCTATAGGGGTTTTATAATTCTTATTTTAGATAAATACTAATATGAAAAACAGTGAAGACTTAGGTAATGAAGTATTTGATTTCTTAAAAGGTTTAGGAATCGGTGTTGCTCTATTTGATAAAAAAGGAGACGATACACTAGACGCCGAGAAAGCAGAGCGTTTTTACAGTGAAGATCCAAACATTATGGTCACAATTGATGTTGATGCGGACGAACTAAAATTAAGCAAGTCCAAACACGTCGATGGTGATAAAATGGATAGGATTCACAAAGGCATTAAAAACCTTGCTCACAAATACGCATTTGATTTTGATTACAAAATTTATGGAAAAACGATTCAACGTAAGCACTCTGAATACAAATCGAAGATAAACAAAATGAAAGATAACGAAGAGGGAATAACAGAAGCAAGTTTAGGCAAAATGTACGGTAGCATGAAAACCAGTTACCAACCACTAGACTCAGTAAAAATAATTGTTAGGCATGGCGCGGCAGTAAACGAGGAAGTTAGAGGCTCAAGGAGTAGACAGATTTCTAAATTGTTTATTCAACGTGCTGATGAAAGATTTATGCTACCACATAAAAGTTTAGCAGGTGCTAGAGCAATGGCTCGTCACGTATACAACGGTGGCGAAGTTCATGACTCAGTGGGAAGTGCTATTAACGAAATGGTTAATAACATCGATCATTTAGCAAAGTTTACACGATATGTGGAAAACAAAAACCTAGTTAACGAAGAAAACAATACATTAGTTATACTAGCAAAAGAGTCAGTACAAAACCTAAGACAGTCACTTAAAAAACTTAGCGGTGCTAAGTCATACGCAAAAGCAGTTGAAACAATTGACTTTGCTAATACTTTAGAAATTACTAATGAAGAGTCAGATTTATCTGATTTGTTCACAGAAAAGCATGTTGATACTAATGTATTAAATGCTTTCCCTACAATAAATAAGTTACTATCAGTACAGCATAAAATGGACGAGTACATTACTACTACTATTGATAACTTATCTATACAAGTTCCTCTTTCAGAAGAAGGTATCGAATACCCAAATAAACATTCTGAAATAGCACACAAATTATCAGTTATTGCTGAATTTGTTGAAGATAGAGTATTAAAGAACTTTATAGAAAACTGTAGTACAAAAATACTCAAAGGCAGTAAGTTAGACGAAAACTCATTATCTAATATTAAGAAATTGATATCTAAGTCTAATATGGAAAATGTATCAAAGGATACAGCAGAGATACTAGAATTCATTGATTTTACCAGAAAACTAAACAATATAGTAGAAGATTAATAAATAATATTTGTAAAGTTAATATAAAAGCAATTTTAAATTAAATTACATAACATGGCAAAAAGAGGTTGACTTCAACCTCAAAAAGCATTATAATAGGCAACATGTGTAAAAATAATTTTACGCAGAACATGGCAAACATAGGAGAAAGACATGGCAAATTTGGCTGACATACGAGCAAAACTAGCCGCAATGGACACCAAGTCCGGCGGATCAAAAACAGGTGGCGATAATGCTATCTACCCATTTTGGAATATATCAGAAGGATCTAGTGCTACACTAAGATTTTTACCTGACGGAGATTCCAGTAACACATTCTTTTGGACTGAACGACAAATGATTCGTTTACAGTTCCCTGGTATAAAGGGTGGCGACATGAGACCAACTACTGTACAAGTTCCTTGTATGGAAATGTGGGGAGAACAATGTCCAGTACATAATGAAATTAGACCTTGGTTTAAGGATCCTTCATTAGAGGACATGGGTCGTAAATACTGGAAGAAAAGAAGTTATATTTTCCAAGGGTATGTAGTTGATAGTCCACTACAAGAGGACACAACCCCAGAGAATCCAGTTCGAAGATTTATTATCGGACCGCAAATTTTTAATATTATTAAAGGTGCGTTGATGGATCCAGACATGGAAAACATTCCAACAGATTATGTAAACGGCACAGACTTTAGGTTATCAAAAACCATGAAAGGTCAGTATGCTGATTACTCCACAAGTAAATGGGCAAGAAAAGAAAGATCTCTAGATGAGACAGAACTTGCCGCAGTAGACACTAACGGTCTATATAACTTAAAAGATTACTTACCTAAGAAACCAACTGAAGCGGAAGTTGATATAATTTATCAAATGTTCCAAGATTCAGTTAATGGTGAATTGTTTGATAACGACAAATACGGAGAGCACTTTAGACCCAATGGTCAGTCCGCTCCTGTGAAGTTACAATCAACAACTCCACCAGCACAGAGCACAACTCCAGTAGCACCAGTAACAGCACCAGCAGTGGAAACACCTGCTCCGGTAGTTGAAACGCCTGCTCCTGTAGTAGCACCAGTTGTAGAGACGGCTTCTGCCAATGAATCTCCTACTACTGATTCTAAAGCATCCGCTGAAGACATTTTAGCGATGATTAGGAACCGTCAGCAATAATTGACGGGGGCGTAGCCTTACTTAGGAATTTGAATACTTGGTCCTGTTTATTTCAGACTACTAGTAAGGCTACCTTTTTTTAAGGGTAATTATGAGTACATTATTAGCACTAGGCGATAGCCACACGTTCGGAGCAGAAATATTAGGCGTAGATAATCACTACGATCCTGCTAACTCTGAACTAGCCTATCCGCAAAAGTTAGGTAACGAACTTGGTTTTAACAAGGTCATAAACTTAGCGGTATCTGGTGGTAGTAATATGCGAATAGAAAGAGTATTACTAGAATACTTAACAACAAGCGGTGACACGCCGGATCTTGTTGTTATTGGTTGGACAGCAATTGGTAGATTTGAATACTGTATTGGATTAGACGAAGATGGCGATTACGAATACGCAAACGTTAATTCTTGGCTTAATCCTAAGTGGAAAGATATTCCGGAACAATACAACAGATGGAAAAACTTTTTACCTATTACAACAGCAGACGATCTACTAGCACAGAAATATCGTTCAGTACTATACACAATGAATCTTCTAGAAAATAAAAATATTCCATACATAATGTTTGATGTAATGAATGACCATATTAACACTACCGAAACAGAGTTAGGTGAGGTTATAGAATGGAATGGTGAACATAAAACAGATAAAGCATTATACACAGCAACGGAATGCGACAATTACTTAAGAGGAGAAAACTTAGACTATTGGTCTTATGTTTTCAACACAGGATTTGATGATGTTCAAATTAACGGAGGGCATGCCAATGAGGCCGCTCACACGCATTGGGCACTGAAATTAAAGCAGGAATTAAAACACAGAAATATATACGGAGAAAAAAATGCAGAAACCATTTGATTTAAGCAAATTTAGAACCGGCATCACTAAAAGCATTAGTGGTATTAGTGCCGGTTTTCACGATCCAGTTGATTGGATCAGCACAGGTAACCACACACTCAATTATTTGATCAGTGGTGATTTTAACAAAGGCATACCACTAGGTAAAGTGAGTGTGTTCGCAGGCGAGTCAGGCTCAGGTAAAAGTTTTATCTGTTCTGGAAACTTAGTAAGGAGTGCTCAAGAGAAAGGATGTCAAGTAGTATTATTTGACTCTGAGAATGCTCTAGACGAGGATTGGCTAAAAGCACTAAACGTTGACACAGATCCATCTAAACTATTAAAAATTAGTGTATCGATGATCGACGATGTTGCTAAGTCTATTTCAGAATTTATGAAAGACTATAAAAGTAACTACGGTGATTTAGAGTATGACGAAATGCCTAAACTACTATTTGTTGTAGACAGTCTAGGTATGTTACTTACACCAACTGACGTAGCACAATTTGAAAAAGGTGATATGAAAGGCGACATGGGTAGAAAGCCAAAGGCCCTTACAGCACTAGTGAGAAACACAGTTAACCAACTAGCACCATATCCAATTGGTCTTGTTTGTACTAACCACACATACGCATCGCAAGATATGTTTGACCCAGATGATAAGATCAGTGGTGGACAAGGCTTTGTGTACGCAAGTAGTATCGTAGTTGCTATTAAGAAACTAAAACTAAAAGAAGATTTAGACGGTAATAAAGTTTCTACAGTACAAGGTATTAGAGCGGCATGTAAAGTAATGAAATCGAGATACAGCAAACCGTTTGAAGGTGTACAGATTAAGATTCCTTATGAAACTGGAATGGATCCATATAGCGGTATGGTAGAAATGCTTGAACAAAAAGGCATTATTGAAAAGACAGGCAACAAGTTATTATATGTATCACCTGTAACAGGCGAAGAAATTAAAGAATTCAGAAAAGGCTGGACATCTGAGAAACTTCAGGTAATTATAGACGAATGGGATCAAAATCCTAAAGTAGTTCCAGAAGATGTTGAAGACGATATTGATGAAACTGAATTAGATGATCCTTCAGTATACGAGGAGAACGTAGAATGATTGATATGAGTCTTATAATCGAAACATGGGAAGCAGTGAAACCCTGTGTAAATCCAAAAGATAAAGCAGACGCATGTGCGTCTTTGGTAAGGGTGTTTGACGAAAACGGTTTATTAGATTATGATAAAGTTGGTATTAACGATTGCGACGGTGCGTTAAAGCAGGCAATTGAAGAATACTATGAAGTCGAAGAAAACGACGGCGAAGACGAAGACGAAGACTGGGATTACTAATGGCAGGCTGGTATAACAAAGTTTCAGATAATTTAAGCAATATTATTGATTGCATAGATTACTACGAGGGTGAGTTGCTAGAAGCCAAAAAAGAATGCTACATAAAAGGTAATGTGGAACGTAATAGTGCCGCATTACCTGGCGTTACAGAACATCGCTTTAATCAATTACAAGAGATTGAAGCAATTCTAGAACATATTAATATTCAACTTAGAAAAACTCGTAGTAAGGTATTTAGAAACTTTTTAGAAAGTTATAACAGAACATTAACAAGTAGAGATGCTGACAAATACGTCGACGGCGATGACGATGTTGTTAATTTGACATCATTGGCAAATCAATTTAGTCTGTTAAGAAATCAATATCTAGGTATTATGAAAGGATTAGACACAAAACAATGGCAAATCGGACACATAGTCAAACTGAGAACAGCAGGGATGGAAGACATCTCTCTATAGAGACAATTCGTTCACTGATTGACACATTCAACAAGTCAATTTCAGATCACCTTACAGAAGACGATATAGTAAGGGTTTCTTTAGATGAGACATCTTACAGTATTTTTAGTACGTTTTTTAAATGGTTTCCGTATACCATTACAAATGATCAAAAAGTAAAAACTACTAACACAATAACATTAAACACAGACAATATTGTTGTATTATTTAATGACCAAGAAATATTAATACCTATTGAGTATTGTCGCAATAATAGTATTGAATACAAGCAGACTATAGAAAATTTTTTACAATGGTCTAAATATATTAATATAGATTGTCAATCATATGATAGTTTTACAGATAAACTAAGCGGTATTCTTGTTATGAGAGAATCGCATAGACACCAAATGCAATATTTCAAAGACTGTATTATAACTACTAACAACTGTGAGATGGATACTATTAATGCGTTAGAACAATCTAAAACAGTAGCATTAGCAGTAAATGTTAAAGATAATGTGTTAGATATACAAGGCATAATAGACCACTGTGAGCAATCAGCAGAATTTGTTGCTGGTATTATTATACCCGAAGATGTAAGTGTGACAAAGGAAATAGTAAACCAACTACATAATATAGATTCGTATGTTTATAAACAATGTACATACAAAGAATTAATTGATAGCGACAAATATTTTGATATGGGTGTCGACATAATTGGATTTGGTCCTATAGCAACCACAGATGAACTATCGCCTTTTTTGCCAAACACATCTAGTATTTCATATGGTAGTATATATAACAAACCTGCCCATGAAAGAAGTGTAGCAATCATAGACACATTGGTTACTAATGTATAATTTTATAGCAGTTGGCGGTACATGTCTTAATAGATTAATTAAAATAGATAATTTAGTTGCTAATGTTTGTAATATCATAGACGCAACATCTTTAGATCATTTTAAAGAGCATTTGGATAAAGGCTTCAAACCAATTTTTAACGGTCTAAATAATAATCCTACAAAAGAATTCGAAGAATATATAGAATATGTAAATGATAATAACATCCATGTATTAATTGACGCAATGTACGAGGCTAACGTAATGAAGTTTCATCATTGCCATATTACATCTCCTACAACATTATTAACAGCAAATTTAAATATGAAACAGCATGACTATTTTGATAATGTAATTTCTGTACCATATTTTGTATTACAATCATATATTTTATTCACGCAAGAATATAAAGTTCAACCAATATCATTCCAAGAGCACATCAACAGCAGTAAGAAATCGTTTCTTTGCCTTAATGGTGTTAATAGAGATAGCAGAAGATATGTGTATGATTATGTACAAGATAATAATTTACTAGATGAAGCAATATTTAGTTTTATAAATCGAATGGCTGGAGAAGATATAATTAGAAAATATCCCACAATATTATTAAAAGACGATGTGCCTAATAATGATGACGGAGTTACATGGGATAATACTTTTAATAGAAACTGGTTTTTAAAAACTTATTTTAATTTGGTTACAGAAAGTTCAGCAAAAAATGACGCATCTGCTGGACCTATACCTTTACATAACTTTGAGAATACCTTTTTTACAACAGAAAAAACAATGAAGCCAATTTTTAACTGTCATCCTTTTATTTGTATAGCAGACAAAAACTATCATGCTAACTTAAAACAAGCATTTGACTTCGAAATGTATGACGAAATATTTGATTATTCGTTTGACAGTATAAGCGAACATGAACAAAGATTTGACGGGGTGTTAAATCAATTAACAAATGATGTTGATTATATGTCGATAAAAGAAAAATTAGAACACAACCAGCAATTATTTTTAGATCACAATAGGCACAGAGATATATTAATTAATATGTTAAAACAGATTGACAAAACATAGATTTAATGTATAATACATAATATGACAAGAACTACACGTTTAGAGATTAGAGACGAAGTAAACATCAAGTTTCACGACTTAGATGTTGCTACAAGACGCAAACTATCTGATACCTGTAAATATTTTTTACCGTATGCTTTTCACATGCCTGCTTATAAACTAGGTAGATGGGACGGATGTGTGAGATTTTGCGACATAGGTGGAAGAAGTTATTTAAACTTGCTTGATAAACTTATACCAGTAGTAGCAGAATTAGGTTACGATGTAGTAGTAGACGATAAGCGACAGCATTGGGATCTAGCATTTGATAAAATAGAGCAAGATGCTTATGAAGAGCATAGTTGGCCTAAAGGGCATCCAGCAGAAGGCTTGCCTATTATACTCAGAGACTACCAGGTAGAAATAATTAACAAGTTTTTAGAAACACCACAATGCTTACAAGAAATTGCCACAGGTGCTGGTAAAACATTAATAACTGCCGCACTAAGTCACCAATGCGAGAAGTATGGTAGAACAATAGTGATAGTGCCTAATAAGGACCTTGTAACGCAAACAGAAGCGGACTACAAGCATTTAGGACTAGACGTTGGTGTTTTCTATGGGGACAGAAAAGAATACAATAAAACGCACACTATTTGTACTTGGCAAAGTTTAGAAATATTACATAAAAAGTCTAAGGCCAAAGAAGCAATAGATTTTGATATACACGCATTTATAGATGGTGTTGTATGTATAATGGTCGACGAAGTACACAAAGCAAAAGCAGATGTACTAAAGCAATTATTAAGTAGTGTATTTTCTAATGTGCCTGTACGTTGGGGACTAACAGGAACTATACCCAAAGATGAACATGAAAAAGTAGCATGTACTAGCACAATTGGTCCAATTATAGGTCAACTAAGTGCTAGAGAATTACAAGAGAGAGGCGTACTTGCTAACTTAGAAGTAAACATATTACAACTAGTTGATACACATGTCGGCTTTAGTAATTACGCACAGGAACTAAAATGGATCACAACAAACCCTGAAAGAATACAGTTTATGAGTGACATGGTTAATGGTGTAAAAGATTCAGGTAACACATTAATACTTGTTGATAGAATTGCTACAGGCAAGTTATTAATTGAACAGAATCCAGACTGGGTGTTTATATCAGGTCAAATGAAGGCATCAGAAAGAAAAGAAAATTACGACGAAGTAAAAGAAGCAGAAGGCAAAGTTATTGTTGCTACATATGGTGTAGCGGCAGTTGGTATTAATATACCAAGGATATTTAACTTAGTTTTAGTAGAACCTGGCAAAAGTTTTGTTAGAGTAATACAAAGTATTGGTAGAGGTATTCGTAAAGCCAAGGATAAGGACTTTGTAAATGTGTACGATATTACTAGCACATTAAAATATAGTAAAAAACATTTAACAGAAAGAAAAAAGTTTTATAAAGAGGCTCAATACCCTTATAAAATTACAAAAGTGGAGTATTTATGAATATATTAACGGTAGAGAATAACGTATACAATTTAGATAGTGTACCGGATCAAATTGACGACCTAAGGTATTGTGTGCTGGATGTAACAGATCCAGACTACTACGATTACTTTTGGCACCCATTGGTGTTCCTAGAAAGTTTTTATTCACCAGCAATGGTGTTAAACATAGGCGGCAATGAAATTCAAATGCCAATGGA